GCAAATAAAAAACTTTGTTAGCCCCCCTTAACTTCCGCGCGCGCACAATAAGACCCGACACGCTAAACACGTGCCGGGTCTGGGATGGGAGAGTCGCGATCTGTCCGAGTCGTCTAGTATGGCATAGGCAAGCGGATCGTGACTGTATGGGAGTGCACTGTGGCTAGTGAGTACACGAGAATCAGTATACACTTTCCAGGCTCAAAAATCTAACGTGCAATTTCTCGCGATCGCGCACGAGCATGTGAGCGAATGCGAGTGCGTCCTCGAGCCTGGTGCATGTCTTCACGCGCTTGTCGTTGTAGTTGAAATCGTAGTACCAGACGTTGAACTGCTTGAAATCGGTCATCGGAAAAACTCCTTTTCTGTCTCCTCGTCTTACGAGATATATAATAGCACTAACTATTACAAAAAACTAGTTGAAATTATAACAACAGTCACTAAAATAATAACCAAGTTCCAACAGACGAGGGAAAGGATCGTCATGATCTGGGTTAGATGCTATGGGTGAAGTAGATATTATCTCCTCCGGTCATAGCTGCTCTCCAATTCATCGTCCAGCATTGCGCGCTATTGAGATCACATCGAATAAACGCGTTGATAAAATTACCGTTTCCCGAGTAGCAGTTGAGCATAAGGATATCCGAATAAATATTCGAGAAGTCTTTTCCTACTAGCTCAGCTCCGATATCGTTGACGCTTTGCCCCTGTGACGCGCTTCCGATATATCGAGTCCCGACGAACTCAGGTGTATCGTGGCCCGCTTTGAAGCGGATATACGAGGTCTGTGCCGTGCTTCCCGCGCCCGATTCGATGTTGTATTCGATATTCACGTGCTCGGGGTCGTACGTTCCCTCGACGAGGTCCGTGATGTAGTTCGCGATAAGCTTCGAGCTTTTCTCGTTCGGGTGTACACCGTCTACGAAGTCGCTCGACTTCATTCCGTATAGCCAGTTGAAAGCGTTCACCCAGGGGACGTTTTCCAATCGGCTCGAGAGCGCTGCGAATGTCGTTCGCGCGGTTCCCTTGAACTCATTTGTCATTCGTCCGACGTACGAGTTATTGAACAGGGCCATGATGATATTGATGCCCTTCTTAGCGACCGCAGTCGAGATTGTATTGTATACCTTTTTAATCGCGGTATCGAGCGTGCTAAAGGGCGCTCCGATCTGCAAGTCGTTGTAGCCTGCATACACGACGACTGCCTTTACGGTGCTCAAGTCCTGGCTCTTTACCAGATTGGCCTGCTCTTGTATGTTGTTCGTCGAGGTCGTGAAAGCGGCACTGTCTTTAGCCAGGTTGACGACGTTGTATCGAGTGATCTGGGAGGGCCATGCATAAGCCCTGTCTCGAGTCGACGTGAAAGAGTCCCCGAGTACGATAATTGTGTTCTTTGGCTTGATGCTGTTACCGAGCGCGCCGTCGATTGCAGATTTTACGCTTGCGGGCGTTGCCGCGATTCCGGCCGTCGCGTCGCTCGACGCGGGCGTGTTCTGCGTTGCCAGCTTCACGTGGCCGTACATCGAGGAGGTTCCCAATCCGTAGGTTGCATCCTCTGATGCGTGGTCGGTTGGGGCCTTGGTGGCCTCCGCTTTGGTCGCTCGGGAGGTCTCAGCGTCGATTTTTTTCGTGTTGGCAGCGATTGCCTCGGTGTTGGCAGTGATCCGTACGTCGTAAGCCTCCACTTCTTTTCGGTAGCTTGCGACCTCGGTGCGATATTGCTCGATTTGGGCGTTATAGTTCCCCGTCAGCGCCCAAAACGCGTTGTTCTCGATGTCGATACCGGTCGGCACCGATTGACGCGAGGTGTATGAGTTGCCCTTATGGTAAACGATCGTCAGCGGCTCGTAGACTCGCGTGTCGCTCCAGTCGATGGGGTCGGCGAAGAGAGGCACGTAGCGCGCGCCGATGTACTGTGTCACGCCGGATCCCTGCTGTTTGAGGCTCGCGAGGATGTCGTTGATTTCCTCGACGGTGTATGTGTCCTTCATTTTTTCTCCTTTTTAGCTATTGACGATTCCGGTCCCGGTCGGGTCGAACTTGAGTATGAGGCGCCCGTATTCGGGTTCCCCGTATACGGCTCCTGTGTCGAACTTGATGTCAGCCCATGAGCTGGGGATGTAGGCGCAGAAACGCCCATCATCTGTTAGACCGAAAAACACCTGCTTGATGAACATTTTGAAAATCCACGGCAGGTTGTCGTTTATCCACTTCTCGAGCTGTTTCTCGTAGTAGTCCTCGAATCCGCTCTCCTGGAACTTTTTGAACAGTTCCTCGAGCTCCTCGATTGCCTCCGAGTTATCGTTTATATGATCGGTGAAATTGTTCACATAGTCTTTCAGCGCGTTCACGATGCAGTAGAGTGTCGCGATGAGCTGCTCGGGGCTCTTGACTTCCCAGTAGAGTTTGGGGAGCGTCGGGTTGGTGAGCATCCACGGGTTGAAATATGGGATAGGCGTATACATGCGTTCTTCTCCTTTACCATAGAGGCAACGTCGGCGTGAGTATGCCCGTGAACAGAACGTGCTCGAGTTCGTCCAGGATCAACACGTCGACATCATTATACATTTTCGCATAACGAACCAACATGTCGACGGGGTTCCCCTCGGTGAGTCTGTCGCTCTCTCGGTCGTTGCCGGTGCTCGCGTAGTCGGAGTTGCCGGACAGCATCGTCTCGGGGAAGTCCGAGAAGATGTCGCGCGATTTCTCGCGGTCGCGCGATTCCTGCAGGGGGTTCAGGCCCTCGTCGACGCGTTCGTAGAGCAGTTTGTACTTTGGCATGATCTCGTTGAGCTTGCGCAGGTATGCGCGCTTCCATCTGCTCGGCACCGTGTTGGAGACCTCACGGTCGTAGAACCGGTTGAGGAACTTGCTGCATAGGCGCTCGTACTGCTCATCGCTGTAGGCATCGAAGCGCCACGAATCATCCTCGAGCGGTCGATAGAAGCCGAGCTCGTGCCATTCACCGAGCGTTACTGTCATGTAGTCGTAGCGTTCATCGTTCGCCTCGGGAAAATCGAACGTATCAATCATGCGCCGTTCACTCCCTTGAGCATCGTGTCGTAACGGTGTGAGATATCGTAGTTGCTGGACAGGTTGTCGCGGGCCCAGACGACGGTGACGGGCGCGCCCAGGCGGTCACCGAATCGAGCGTTGAGCTTGTCGCATGCGGCGCGACGAGTGTTGAGCGGGGATAGTCTGGATAGCTCAGTCGGCTGCATGGTCGAGTTCACCTCGTCCTCGATCATGCGCTCCTCCTTGAACGGCATTGAGTCGATACCCAGCTCGCGGTAGATAGCGTCCCACGTGTTAGCCCATTCCTGCTGGAGCTTGTCCCCGATATATTCCTTGCCGCGCTCGGGCATGGTCGCGTCCGTCTGGATGTCCTGGAAATTGTCGTAGGCCAAAACGAAAGGCTCGCCGTTGGCGATTGACTTGTAGAAGTTCTGGACATCGAAAGTCCGGTCTTGGTTGCCCTTGATGACGAAGGGCATGCGCATATGGAACCGATTGATCTGCTTCGTACGCATGATGTCGGTCAGCTCGCGCGCCCAGATATTAATCTTCACGAGCAGGGGGTAGCGCGTGCGGTTCTCCCAGACCCATACGGCATTGTCCCAATTGCACATGAAGTCGGTCTTGCCGGTGATGCCCATCGCGCGCCACGCGCGCGGCTCGTCGTACATGTTCGGCGCGCCCTGCTGCACGGCGCGCAAGGACAGCAGCGTCGCGCCCGCGTTCGGGTACGCGAGCGTCGCGGCCCCCTCGGTGAGCAGTGTCCACTCCAGAAAACGCTCGTTGCAGGTCTCGGGGAGGTTGAGCCAGCGGAACCGTGACAGCGCGAGCTCGATAAGGTCGTTTTGGAACATGGTGAAGAGCTGCTGATTGTATGCCTCGGTCTGCCAGTATGTCGGCTGCGCGCCGGGTCTGTACTTGCGCGGCCCCTTGTAACCCCTGCGTCCCTTGCTCATACGTGAACCTCTTCATAGATCGTCGGCGCGTCGAGCGCCGTTTTGAACATGTCTTGTACCTTCGCGCTTGATTCGGCCTGCGCGCTCATGAGCGATTGCATGATCGCCTGTTGAGCTTCCATGTCCTTGCTGATGGTCGCGTCGGTCTTGGCGCGCTCGACCTTGTAGTCGATGATCGCGTTAATCTCCTCGTCGGTCATGCCCTGATAGGACTCGGCCTTGAGCAGGGCGTTTACGTCGATGCCTGCCATGATCCCTCCTTTATAAAAGGTTGTCGTAGATGCTGACGCGGCCGATCTCCTCCGGGCGGCTCCAGACGGTCACGCCACGAATAAGTATATCCTTGATCGCGCCCTGTGCGCCCTCGAGCGCGTTGCCGTTTCCGCTGCACCATACCTCCGCGCATTTCCAGTAGGTGAAATGACGCATGACCTGCATCTTTTTCATACTGAACTCCCGCATGAGGGAATACCCGTATCTGGCGAATGCCGAGGCGGCGTTCATGATGTCGCACTCGCGTTGCGTCACGACCTGCGCGAACAGTGCCCGCGGTGCGGTGGTCCCGGACTGCCCGCTCGCGTTTGTACCGAACTGAGCCGGGGCCGCGACGCCCGCCTGGTTGAGGCCGGCCGAGATCGCGTCGATCGCGGTCGCGTATGCGCGGTTTGCGTTAGCGTCCCCGGTTGCCTTGGTGTTCGCCGCGTTGGTGCGCATGACGGCCGCGTTGTTGCTCGCGACCTTGGTGCTCGCCTCGTTTCGCAGCGTGGTCGCGGAGTTGCTCGCGTTGTTCTGCACCCCCCAGACTGCGGCGGTGTAGTTCGCTGCGTTAAGGGTTTTCTGGAGCGCGTTGGTCTGCGCGACTGCGACGGCTGCCGAATTGCTGGATTGCGAGATCGCGGCCGCTGCGTTTGCCGCGGGGATCGCGACGGCGAGGTCTGCTATACCGCCGATCGCGGCGCTCTTTGCGTCGGCACCGCCCCCGGTGAGGCCTCCCGTCACGACGGCCCCGGCAGTGCTCGCGATCGCGGCCGCGTTGTTGTTCGCCGTGGTGATCGCGACGACATCGTTCTGCAGCCCCGTCATCGAAGTCGAGGCCGCGTTATCGGCATTGCAGTCGGCGCTGAGTTTCTTGTTCGACGCGCTCGCGCCCGTGAGGGCCCAGTCGTTCGCGTTCTTCGTGACTGCGGTGTTCGCGGCCGTGTTGATCGCGTTGTTGTCGGTCACGTTCTTCGCCGAGTTGTTCGCGTTCGTGTTCGCGGTCGCGTTGGACGCGAGCGCGGATGCGAGCGCGTTGTCTGCCGCGAGGCGCGCGTGCGCGCGGTTGTAGACGGTCGTGTACGCGGCGCGGCTCGCGGCGCTCTGCGTCACCTGCATGACGGGTAGATTCCAGCTCTTGAGATATTCGCCCCACGCACCCCCGTAGCTGTAGGTGTGTCCCTTGAGGGTTTGGAACGTGAGCGTATCCGTGGCGCCTGCGATGCCGAGCAGGCGCGCGTCAATCGAGATATAGGGCATGACGAGGTTCACGGCACTCGCGAGGCGGATGCCGTCGGTCCCCAGATCCTCGATGCGCACCGTCGAGGTCTGGCCGCGCTCGTCACCGATACGGATCGCCGCGTACGGGTACGTGTAGAGCTTGGCGAAGCCTGCAGCTTGGACGGGATAACCGAAATCTTCCACCCTAGGCCGCATGAACGGCTCGATTCTCTGCGTCGCGTCCAGAATCGTCACCGATACCCCCCAAATCGAGAACGGCTCGAACTGCGTGAGCAGGTCGGTCGGCGCGAAGAACACGCCGAGCACCGTTGATTTCATCCAGGGCGCGTTGACCTCGAGCGCGTGCAGGAACGGCAGCAGGTCCTCCACGGCAACGGAGTACACGCGCGGCGCGAGCGCGCCCCCCGCACTCGACTCGAAATTATCCGAGTCTGCGATTGCGGGAACTTTAGGCGCCGATGCCGTGCCGAGGTCAGCCTGGAGGTCGGCGCACGTCGCGATGCACGCGCGCTGTCCCTCGGCGCTGTAGTTCTTGACGGCGCGCGCGCGCTCGATATACGGATCCCCTCCGGTGTTGATGTCGTCGGAGAGAAGGTATTTCGAGTTTGCGCGCGGGTTGTACAGATAATCGTCGACGCTCGACATGGCAACCGGCGCATGCCCGCGCTCGAGGAGCACGTAGTCGAAACGCATCTCGTTGATATATGTCGTCCACACGTCGAGCGTGAGGATCAGTCGCGTCGAGTTCGGCGATAGCTGCTGCGCGTCCTGGATGAAATAGAAATAGCGGCGCTTGCGCTCGCCTTCGGCGTATGCGAGCGGCCGAGCGTCGCTCGTCATGCGCGGCAGGTCCACGACGAGGTAGTTATACCCTTGGGCCGAGGTCACCGGAACCGGCACCTTGGACGCGCCGTCGGGCTTGATGTTGAACATGGTGTCGAGGTTGACGACCTCGCCCTCGAGCGTGTCGAACCAGGTGTCGCGCGCGTCGTCGTCGTCGAACTTCACCACGTTGTCATAGTCACCGCACCATGGGACGTTGCACATCTTGAGCCGGGCGGTCGGCTTGAATCGGGAATAGTCGAGCGTGTTGTCGTAGCGGTACACGTCGACGTTATCGAGGTTCGGGAAGTCGCTCATTTTGCCTCCTAAAAGAAATGCGCCCCCGCTCACGCATGAGCGGGGGCGCGGCGCCTTGCACTAACGATTATAGGCTAGACGATCGTGATGTTCACGGTATTTGTATAGAGCGTGGTCGCGCCGGATGGGTTGACGTAGGACGTCGTGCCGGTCACGTGGAGGACATTACCGGCATCGAGGCCGGACTTCTGGACGTGGAGCACGCCCAAGCGGTCGACGCGCGTCGCGGTATTGAGCGCGATGGGCTTACCGTCTGCGGCAGCGGTCTCGGCGCTCACGCTCCAGGTCACGGCGTTCGGCTCGACGCCGATACCGAGGTCGTTGGCCTTGACGGTTCCGACGGGCTTGACGTCTCCGACGAGCTTGACGGTCATCTGCGTGGTCTCGCCCGGCTTGAGCTGCATGGAGGCCGCAGTGATACTGACGTCGGTCACGGTCTGCGTGAGCGTGGGGATATCGGTCGCGGCGTCCGTGGTGAACAGGATCGCGGGGACGAACGGCGAAGCCGACACGATTTCCCAATGGTGGAGGTAGTAGTTAGTGTTGAGCGTCGCGGGGTTGTAGAAAGACTCGTTGGCATATACGACGTCCTGGCACACGAAAAATGCGTCCGTCGTGAGGAGCGCGAAGGCGTTCGGCACGGGGAGGTCCGGGACGATGACGGTACGGTACTTGATGTCAGCCTTGTCGAGGTTGAAGATACCCGCGAGCGTGTCGACGTCGACCGATGCCATGGCGTCGGCGGTGATGAGAAGCACGAGCTCGTCGGGCTTAGCGAACACGGGGATACCGTACTCGGCGGACACAGGCGAGTAGAGCGCGGTCGGGAACTCGAGCTTGCTCGCGTAGGCGCGCACGGCCTTGAGGAACTCCTTGCCGGTTGCCTCGTCGGTCGGCACTGCGCTCACGTGGTGCTTGAAGAATCCCCAGTTGTGCTCGTAGTATGCAATCAGGTTGAGCATGCAAAGGTACTCGTCGTAGTTGTCCGAGTTGCGCGGCACGGTCAGCACTGCGTCGATGAGGCGGTTCAGGCCGTACTCGTCCAGGAATGCCTGGCGCAGGTCGGGATACTCGAGTGAGATGTCGTAACGGTCCTTGCGGTTGACGCTGTGGTACCACACTGCGGCCTCCGGCGCGTTCACCTTCTCGAGCACGGCGTCGTCGACCTTGTAGGTATGCGCCTTGATCCACTTGAAAGCGGACTCCTGGATGCTGAAACCGTAGCGCATCGTCGCGTTCTTGAAGACGCGCAGGGGGTTCTCCCATTCCTTATTGTGGATGATCTGATCGCCGATACGGTTCACGTACGCGTCGATGAACTCGTTGAGGTATCGGCCGTTGTTCGGCTTGAACAGGAACTTGCTCGTCGCGTCGATGCCCGAGACGGTCGGATCGGGCACGCGCTGCTGGAAATCGTTGGTCGCGGACAGGTAGACGCGGCCCGCGATCGTGGTGTTGTTAGTTGCCATCTATTACCCTCCTTAAAGGTCAAGATCCATGTCGTCGTAATCTGGAATCTCGATTTCGTCGTTGTCGTCGGCGATGATGTCGGCGTCACCGTCACCGTCGACGTCCACCACGTCTGCTCCGTTGTCGATGTCGATAGCGGCCGCAGTCGTGCGCATCGCCTCGAGCGTCTCGGTGATGTTGCCGAGCGCGTCCTCGATGCGCTCCAGGCGGTCGCGCAGGTCGTCGAACTCGCCGATGCGGTGCGCCTCCTCGCCGGACGTGCCGGTCTCGTCCTCGATCCCCTGCTCTTCCGGGGTCAGGTCGTTCTCGGTCGTGGGCTTCTCGTCCTCGTCCATGCCAGCTCCTTTCTGTAGCTATAAAAAATAGGGCGCGATGCAAACAGGCTTTCGCCTGTGCATCGCGCCCATTATATAACGCCTTGCGAAACTTTACGCGTGCGGCTGAAACACGCCGCCGAGCGTGCGGGGTTCGGGCACCGACCGAACGGTGTAGCTGCCCCGAATCATCCCTACTCGCCGCCTGCCGCGCGAGTCGTCGCGGGCGTCGCGGTCATTTTACGCCATAGAGGGCCATAGCGTCCAGGAAGCCCTCGCGCACCTTCACCGAGTCGAATAGCACACTCCCCTCATAGTACATCTGGACGATGACGCGCAGGGTCTTCACGGCGCGCTGCGCGGCGATGCGGTTCGGCGTGTTGTCGCGCCTCGTGAGCGCGAATACCGGCTCTGCGTTTTTCGGTATCTTTCCGGTCACGTAGTAGTAGCCCTCGCTCATGTCCACCCAGACGCCATACCTCTCGCCCATATGGACGCATCCCATGACGTATTTGGCGCGCGGGGGCTTCTTGGCTATGTAGCGGTTGTCCTCGGCGAAGTCGTTGGCATAGGTCGCTTGCGTGTAGCCGGTGACCTGGCCCATGCGCCCGGCCAGCGTGTTGTCCATGCGGTATAGGTCGTGCTCGTCCGGCTCGACGTAATGAAGCAGGACCATCTTGTCGAGATACCATGTATAGCCGAACTTCGGCACGCCCTTTACGCCGATTGCCGCGAAATAGGGGTTCAAAAGGTCGACGGCGTTACCGAGCAGGAAGACGTGCGGCTTGATCCGGTGCCCGTCGTAGGGGTCCTCACGCACGCACGAGTCGATGATTCGAGCAAGCATGTTCCACTCGTTGCGCTTATAGGTGTGGGTCGCGTCGATGTTCTCGATGATCGCCTCGTCGAAGATGATGTTCTTGACGTCGGTGAACGTCCTCTTCTTGGTGCCCTGCATCTCGGCGTAGCCGACGACGTACCCGCACACCTTCCACGGCGTGCCCTTCTCGGCGTCGGCGGGGCGGTACTTGAACTCGTTGTTCTCGCATTTGAAATCGTATCTTCCGAACTCATCATCGGTCGCGATGAGCTTGTCGAAATATCCCTTCTTAACGCTATCGCGCTCATCGAGCGTGCGGCACACCTCGACGAAACGCTCGCCGCGCTTTATCGCGGCGTTGAGCGCGTAGGCGCGCAGGCCGTACGTCTTGCCCTTGTTCGGCGCGCCGACGACCATCGTGATATCGGCGTTGTAGCTCAGGGTCTTCTCCCAGTTGTAGTGTATGCCGTCGTTCAGGTTTACCATTCGATCTCGTTCCCTTCATCATCCAGATAAGTGTAGCTCGCGCGCTCGCCGTCGTAGTCGATAGTGCGCTCGGTCGTGTCCACCTCGCGCCCGTACCGCTCGCGCATGTAGGCCACCGTGCGCGCGTTGCCGCCCTTTTCCGAATCTCCGAGCACGCGGTCAGAGGCGTAGAGCGCTATCGACTCGTGCGCGCTCACGTGCGATGTCGCGCCGAGATAGTCGGTCACGTCCATGTCCAGCACGTCGGCGGATGCCGGGCGGTAGTGCTCGAGCGCGTGACACACGCTCTGCGACACGCGCACGCCCCATCCCAGCACGCGCGGCGCGACATCGGCGAAACCATGGCGCGCGCTCATGTCGTCGATCCAGTTCTCTATATGGTACATACCCGTCGGGCGCGACAGCCCCGCGCACGTTATGTGCGCGTGCTCGCCGTCCCAGCTCACGCGCGCCTTGTTCCACGCGTCCATATGGAGCGGGTAGGACTCGCCCTCGATCTCGAACGTCCCGACGCCCGCGAGCGTCGAGGCGTAGCCGGGGAAGTTGGCGCGGATGCGCGCCATGCACGAGTCTATGGAGGCCGTGACGCCCCTGTGGAAGGGCGCGAGCGCATCCATGAGGTCGTTCGCAGTGACGTCCGTATCGCACGAGATCTTGAGCGAATCGGTGTCTCCGCCCAGCACGCGCACGCGCTCGCCGAGCGTGCGGTATATGATCTCGATCGCGGCCACGATCGCCATGCGGGAGCCTCCCACGATACGCAGGCCGTACGGATAGAGTACGAGCTTGTTTTTCGCGTCCTCGTAATGCGCCTCATAGGTCTCGCGCGACACGACGGTCGACCGGTCGACCGAGATCTCGCCGTCCTCGACCTTATATCCCGGCTTGAAAACATCTTGCGCCTCCATGCCGTAAATCGAGTTGAACATGCCCTTGACAGTCGAGTTGTAGTACGCCTCGAGATCGGCACGCTCCATCTCGCCAGAGCGGATGCGCGCGGCGATGCCCTCGGGAATCGTCTCGGGGATTTCCGGCGCGTACGGCGTGCCGGTCTCATAGGTTTTCAAGATCTGCTTGCACGCGTTCTTTCGGGCGTAGAACAAATTAGACAGCAACGTCACGTAATCGGGCGGCTTTACAAATGACATGGTTCCCTCCCCCAAAATTACCTCCATCCCATCCCAGGCGTATACCCGGCTCATGCACCACAACTCCATCTCGGACACGTTGACGATCGCGGAGTCCGCGGAAACCAGCTTTCCGAATGCGAAGCGCCCGTTGTATGCGGTATCGACATATCCGGCGCTGCGCACTGCGGTCACGCCGTCGCGGTCGGCCTGCCCGCCCCAATCGCCCAACTGGCCCTTCGCCTTGAATTTCGCCTCGGACAGCAACGCGATGTCCCAGCACGCGAAGGCGCTCCCCTCACGCAAACGTATGTTCGTAAATCGGATCTGGGCGTGGAAGGCGCACCCGAACGGCTCCTCCCAGTGGCGCATCGCCGCGTCGAGGCCGGTCGCGCACACGTTCTCGGCCATGGACTGCAGGACGGGGGGCAGCAGGCCGCGAAAATGAACCGGGCACATATGGCCGTTTATGTAGGCGTGGTGCGCGGAAGTCTCGTCGATCGAGTAGACGTTTGATTGCACGATGCCGGAATAGCGCGCGCTCGTGAGCGTGAAGCCTCCTCGGAAACAGGCCTTGCGCAGCGCGTACTGCGCATAGGTCGGCGCGAGCTCCTCGGCGCACATGCGCTCGAAAGCGGCCTGCACCGAGATCGGCCTACCCTTCGCCCTGGGAATACGGAGGCGTCCCGTCTCCATCTTTCCCGCCTGGCGCACGAGCGACGTCTTGGTCAGCACGCGCACTCCGAGCCATTCGGGGCAAAGCCACTCGTTGGATTCGAGAAGGTATCGCAGATAAGCCGGGATGACCTCGGTATCGCGGCCTGCGTAGAAAAGCTCATCTTGCGTTAAAGGCGTCTCGGGCGTACGGATCTTTGAGTAGTCCCAATCCCCCTCGGCCTTGGGGAGCCCTGCGGCCTCGCCCATCTTCGCGAGGCCGCGCATCTCCAGATAGAAGGTGTCCCAGAATCGGAGCCTGACCTCGCCGTCGCGCACGATGTCCACGGTATAGGCGCTCGTCGCGCTCTGGGCGGACACCTCCATATCCCAGCGCTCGTTGAGATCGTGCATGAGGGGCTGCAGGTCGAACATGAGGTTGTAGGCGCAGACGATCGGGATGCAATGCTCGCGCTCGCCCCATGCGATATATTCGTCGATACAATTTTGCATCTCGGCCTCGTGGCGATAGAAGTCGATACGGCCCGCGCCGGGCTCATAGGCGCGCAGGTCGCACCCGCGCAGGTCGTTCACGATGAAGAGCACCGGATAGGCGCGCCACGTGTTCCCGGCGCGGTCTGTGCATATGTTGCACGTCTCGGTATCGTAGCTGGCCGCTACCCGAAACTCCGGCCTCTTCGACTTGAATCCCATCCCCGCACCTTTTTTCCTAACCGAACATTACAATCTTGGACGCCCATACCGCCGAGCCGGCCAGCTCCGCATCGAAATCGACTTCGCCATAGAAGGCCTCGTTCTCGGAGGTCAACCCCTCGACGAGCGACGTCTGCGCACCCGACGACACCAGACTGTCGAGCGCCTTCCGGTTTGCCCCGATGACGCGGTCGTAGGCCTCGGAGAGCGACGTCACCCCCAGCCCCTCCATGATCAGCCTGTTGCGCTCCTTGGGATCCTTCCCGCGCCAGAACCGGCGCGTTGCCGCGTAGAACACCGATACGGCCTCCTTGCCGCGATCGCCGAGCGTGCTCGGCGCGCCCGAGCGCGCCAGGTTGATTTGACGCTGGAATATGAGATTCGACCTCGCGGCGCGCGATTTCGCCTTGCGCGGCGCGGTCGTCATGCGGTCCAGGCGCTCCGCTGCCTTCTTGGTGCGTATCTGCGCCTCAGGGACTTGATGAACCTGCCGCGTACCCTGATAGGACTGCGCGATCTGCTCGCGCACACTCGCGATATAGTCGGCGCGCGCGCGTTTCTGCAACGTGCTCATACCGCTCACGTCCTCGCGCTCCAGGCGCGCCAGCAGTCGCTTGGCGCGGCGCCGCGCGTTGTATACCTCGTCCGATGTCCTTTTCGCACGTGCCATAAGGGCCGACCTCCAAAATAAAAGCGGTGCGGCCTGGACCGCACCGCCTGATATATTAAAGCAACGGGAGCTGGGGATTAAGTATTGACTAGACGAGCACGAGCGTCTTTCGGGTGTTCCCGTTGGGGAGCTTGCTGGATACGAGTTTCATCGGGACGATCTCGCCCTCCTCGAACAGGCCCGCGGCCATGAAATTATCCGCGGCATTGCGGACGCCCTCGGACTGGGAGAAATAAGCGGTACCGTCCTCGCAGACGAGCGTGGTGTTGGTGCAGGGCATATCGACGCCGTTCTTGTCGCGGGCGCGGCGGATGCCGGGCTTGGTGAACACGCCGATGACGTTGAGGGTCTCGCCCTCGTGATCAGACAGGGACTCGGCGTTGTTCATCGCGTTGACGACGAGCTTCTTGGTCTCGACGTCGGTTGCCTGGATGCTGGAGTAGCTTGCGGGGGTGTAGAGGTCGGTGCAGTTGTCCATAGGTGCGAGCTGGGTGTTTTCGTTAGTCATAATGAGGTTCCTTTCCGATTGCGTAGTTCATAGCTACTTGGAGAAAAATTCTTGTTGGGATTGAGTAATAGTCAGATTCGGTCTCTACGCTTGTAATCAAAATGGACGAATCGCCTAGGCGTTGGCGAAGCGTGTTCATCGCCTTCACCGGATCCGAATAGTCACCGTATAGGTCGTATTCGAAATCAATCAGCTTGCCCTTAGCGACTGTCTTGCCGATACAATGGCAAATCTGTATTCGACGCCCGATTCGACCGCGCCCCTTCTTTGTGTTTGTCATGAAATCACCCCCTTCCCGTTGCTGTCATGGACATTATAGAAAAGGGGCGCTTTGCGCGTCAAGGGTTATTGCAATAATTTTCGCTTATCTGCGCGTGCCGTCGGATACGTAGCATTGCAAACGATCGAGTGCATAGCCGTACATGCCTGCGTAGTCGTCTCCTCCGTAGGTAGAGCCGTCGTCGCACACCTCGTCCCAGTACCCGGTGTGCGCGACGTCCTGAGAACGGTAGTAGACCTGCTTGTAGTCACCGTTAGGCGTGATGTAGTACATCTGCACGCCGTCGATGGTCTGCCCCCAAAGGCCAGCCATGCCGTTAACGCTGTCGTTGTAGTTGGCCGTCTGCACCCAACCTAGCCACCCGCTCTCTTTGGTGTGGACGCGATAGCGAAGGGTGCCGGTGTCGGTCCACGCGATCAGCATATCGTGCGAGCCGTAGGGCGCGCCCGCGAAGCCCTCGGAGTTACTGTCGTTGAAATTGGTCACGGCCCCGTTCCACGAGCCACAGCGGTTATGGAGCGCATAGTGGATGTTCACGCTCTTCCCGGTTGACTTGGGGAAGGACGAGCGAATCGCGGAGGTTGAAGGCTGATACGTGCCCCCGTTGCCGTCGGTGGGCGCGATCGGCGCTACGTATCCGCTCCCGAGATATGCGGCAACGGCCTGCTTGAACTCGAACCACGTCTTACCATATGCGCGGAAATAGCCGTTCGGGTCGGTATGGTCGGATCCACCCCAGCGCCGAGCGGCCTCGTAGTGGGACAGCAGGCGCGACGTGTCCCAGCCGTGGGCGCGCAGCTCGTCCCCGGTCCACTTGACGGCCTCGCCCCACTGTTTAGCGAAATCGGAGGCGTTAGTGGCGTGCGCGAGCTCGATGCCGATCGTGTATCCGTTGCCGTTGCCCACGTGCCAGCAAAGGCGGTTCTCGGGCACCGTGTTATACACGGTCGAGCCGTCAAGCTCCATCACGTGATGTACCGCATAGGTATCATCACGAGCCCACAACAACGTGTGGTTGTAGGCGCTCGCACCGGGATTAGCGGTCTCATGGATGACGAGATAGCTCGCATTAAGGTAACCGTGGCCGTTAGATACGTACCTGTCGACGCTCTGGTATGCCTCCGCGCCGGTCGGCACCGAAAATGCGATCGCGAGCGCGAAGAAAAACGCGGCAAGAGCCGCGCCTTTCTTCCGCTCGATGCGGTTTGGTTTCATGTTGCTAGACCTCCTTGTCGTTGAGATTGTCGAGCTTCTCGGAGAGCTTCGCCATGATCAGGCTATTCTCCTCGATGGTCTTGCGAAGCTCCTCGATAGTCTTCGTGTTGGTGTAATACATCATCACAAATGCTGCGATCGGAAATGCCACGTTGCTCACCAAATCCATAACTGCGTTGACGTCCATATTCGTTGCCTCCTTCCCGGCATAAAAAATGGACCCGGCCCTTTGTCGAGTCCCATAAACCTAACGGTATTGTAGCGGAAACGGATCGGTAGACTACCTTGCCTTTGCCCTTCTCGCGCGCTCATACAGCACCTCAATCGGAGTTTCGTACCACTTCATTATTTCCACCCATTCCTTTCACCTTGGATGACAGTCGTGATAATGACCGGATCCTTTGAAGTGTTCGTCTTACTCACGACGACCAGGGGCGCATACTCGCGACGTGCCCCGCTATAGAACTTCACCGTCGAGCCGAGCGCGCGGTGCGGGCGCAGCGCGAGCATGAGCTTTGCAGGGTCATAGCCGGGAATCATGTTCGCGAACTCGCGGTTATCCGGCCGATATTTCAGCAGGCCGTCTAGGACGTCGGTACGGTCGAGATATGCGAGGCTATGACCATGGAGCGAACGAAAGATCATACCGGATTGAAAGAGGCCCTCGACACGGTGCAGTACATAGCGGTTCGTCGCGTAGACGACTCGATTGTGAACGCACACGCTGTCGTATGGTGCATGCGTTCCAGGCTTGCACGTGGTCGCACACAATGCCCTCCACAGGCTCTCGATTTCAGACTTGTTCATGACGATCCTTTCCCTCGTCTGTTGGAACTTGGTTATTATTTTAGTGACTGTTGTTATAATTTCAACTAGTTTTTTGTAATAGTTAGTGCTATTATATATCTCGTAAGACGAGGAGACAGAAAAGGAGTTTTTCCGATGACCGATTTCAAGCAGTTCAACGTCTGGTACTACGATTTCAACTACAACGACAAGCGCGTGAAGACATGCACCAGGCTCGAGGACGCACTCGCATTCGCTCACATGCTCGTGCGCGATCGCGAGAAATTGCACGTTAGATTTTTGAGCCTGGAAAGTGTATACTGATTCTCGTGTACTCACTAGCCACAGTGCACTCCCATACAGTCACGATCCGCTTGCCTATGCCATACTAGACGACTCGGACAGATCGCGACTCTCCCATCCCAGACCCGGCACGTGTTTAGCGTGTCGGGTCTTATTGTGCGCGCGCGGAAGTTAAGGGGGGCTAACAAAGTTTTTTATTTGC